AGTACCCTATGCTAGGAAATCCTTGAGGAGTACGTACAATATCTGTTGCTCTAACGGATGCTGCAAATCTGCCGCTTCTACTTACAAGAGAAGGTTCTTGCATATTTTTAACAACTCTTCTTGGTAGTTGTTGGTTTAATACACCTAAAAATGTAGTTAAAGAAGAGGGCGATTTTTTAGCCTTAGTCTTTTTTAACTTTTTTGTGCCCGCCCCTTTTACTACTTGATAATTTAAAGTTTTTTTCTCGTTTTTACTACTTTGTATAGAGGCTTTAGAAGATTCTGCTACTTTTTTTCTTCTTTTTCCTTTTACTTTTGATCCTTTTGTAGCGATGCTGTCAGCAAAAACCTCAGCAAGTGCTTCATCAAGTGGAGTACTCGTTTCCATTCCTAAGAAATCTAACTCTTTTAGTGACTCCGTAAAAGCTGCTCTTTCTCTGTGAGAATCTGCATTGTTAAACTCTCTTAATTGATTTGTAATAATAAAAATAAAGTTTTTATCTAGTTTTGATGCTGTTACTATTTGAGCGTGTACTGCATCTACTTTAATTTTATGTTTTTTTCTTTGCTGAAGTACAATATCATACATTTGTTGTGTTTCAGCGTTTGAAAGACCAAACTCTTTTTGTGCTTCTAATATAGATTTTTCTAAAGCAAATTGAGATACTGCTAATCCTTTATCACCATGTCCTAATTGTGATTTTAGAGATATTTCATTAGCAGTGTATTCTCTGTCTCTTCGCTCTAAAGAATTAACATAATCTGCTTTAATAGTTGATAAATTTTCTTTATTTTTTATTTTTAATCTTTTGGCGTGATTAAAGTCTCCAACTATAAAAGCCTTATCTCCAGGCTCTGTCTGCACCATATGTTTTAAGCGGCGCAACTCTTTTTTAGCTTCTGGGTCTAATTTTAAACTTTGTTCTTCTTTTCTTAAAAATTTTACAAGCCGTGCAAATAACTTTCTTTTCTCTTCTTCAGTTAATTGAAGTCCTGTGGCTGCGTACACAGTAGCAGCCTCATTTTCTAAATTTATTACAAAAATTTGTCCTTTATCAGACTCAGCTTCTCCTCTAGCAACTAAGTCTCCTTCTTTACCGCTTCTTTTTATTTTCCTTTTTCCGGCTTTTTCAGTAACAAATCTTGTTGCTTTTTTTAACTTTGCATTACTCATTAAAAGTTTTTATACAAATCCAAAACACGTTTGATATGATCTGGAAATCCTTTACCATCACCAGTACCTTGATTTTCAATAGTAGCACCAGATATAGTTCGTCGTTGAGTATGTTCGTCTTTCATGTAGTACTTAATTAAGTCTACAACTGCAAGTCTTAAATCCACAGGACAAACTGAGTACCCCGCAGTATAAGTAACTTTTACAGCTCCTGCCCCATGAGGCCAGTTTTTATAAGTAGATCCTGTTACATAGAGTACACTATCCGTCGCAGTGTCAAGATAATAGTCTGTTGTTGGCACGGTGCTGTAACTTTCTGTAACAGAATCTCTTTTTTGCACTGAAACTATATTATTAACTGGACTCTCTGTGAGTTGAACTATATGAGTATGCCAATCAATATTAAAAGTCTCAACTTTATTTGTAGAATAAAAATCTACAATACTATTTCCACAATAAGTTTTTACTAATTGACTCACAGAATCAATTAGCTGATTTATACGAAAGTCGTCCTTGGGATTAGTAAGGCCTTCAATCTGTTTATAGTCTGCTAATGTAATTAAATTTGCCATAAGTTAATTAGTAAAAACTTGGGGAGGCGAACCTCCCCAGTTTATTTTTAGTTAGCTATTAAGCTACTGAGTCGATCTTAATGCAAGGCTGGTCGCCTGAAGCACCAGCTACAAGCTCTTCAAAACCAAGTGATTGAGTAGCAACGATTACTCGACGCTGATTCATCACTTCGTAGTCTTGCTCGACTGTAACACCGCGCAATCGTGGCATTACATAGTTACGAGTGTAACAAGCAAATGCTACTGGAGCACCGGCTGCTTCTGCAGGGAACTCTTCAGATACCACTACTGGTGAACCGAAGACTGCACCCAAGCTACCAGTTACTCGTACCGCGAGGTCGTTACCGACTTCATCAAGAGTCTGGAATGCTGAGTCACTCAACAAGTCATAGTACATTGCCTGACTTACGATGTATACTACATCTGAAGGAGTCAAACCATACTTACCCATTTGCTTACGTGCTGCCAACAACTGAGCTGCTGTCATAGTGGTAAAGTTACCAGAAGCGACAGAAGAACCGTCGGCATCATGCTTTGCAGTAGCAGCTGCACCGTGTCCGTCAAGACCACTTATGTTAGAGCCATTACCGTTAAGAATAGCATTCTCTACGGCTCGGCCATGTGCACGTGCAACACCTTCGATAAGCATAGGCATCAAGTTAATCAATACTTGCTCGTCGACTTCGTTGTCCATAAAGGTGCTTGAAATCAAACGATCAGCGTTCAAGATTACTTGCTTAGGCTTGTATGTGCTATCTGATGCACCACGATTTTCCTGGTCGATATCAGCAGCGTTTGCTGTATAGTTGATACCAGCCTTCTCTTGAAGATCCATAGCATACTGTGTGTTCCAACCCTTACGAGTCATTACACCCAACATGTGAGCATTCAAGAAGTCCTGACCCCACTTAGAAATGTCTGACTTCTCTGCACGATCAGCAAATACTTTCTTGCTTTCACGCATCTTAGCAATCTCATCAGACTTCTCTTCGAGCTCTTGCTTATACTTAGCAAGGGTTTCTTCCATGCTGTTGTTACGATCGTTAAGATCTTTCTGGAAATCAGCAAGCAACTTCTCAGTACCAGTTTCGATACCAGTAGTAATTGCAGACTTAACTTCCGCCTCTTGAGCAGCTTTTTCTTGCTCGGCTTCTTCAGCTGCTTTAGCTTCTGCTTCCGCTGCTGCTTTTTCTTCCGCCTGACGAATTGCAATCTTAGCAGCAGTCTCTTCTGCCACCTTCTTAGCAAAAGCGTCCAGGTCGATTTCGGGAGTTTGTACTTCCGACATAATCATCTCCTTTTGAACTGACTTTTCAGTTCCATCCGGTGTGTCACTAGCTTCAAATGAATCTTCATCGTTAGCCAGAGACTGACCGGCTAGATCTACACTATTAGTGAAAGTTTTTTTGAAATCCTCGTATTCTTTAACAGAATCAAAAGATTTCGCCAGAGAGAAAGTTGCTGCTTGGTTACAAGGTACGGATACAACCGATACTTCAAACAACTCAGCGTCCTTTATCTTTAGTCCGTCAGTTTCCTCTAGGTAATCAGCATCCTTGATTCGGAAACCAACAGAAAAAGCTCCAAGGATACCTTCTTTAACTAATTGAGCTACAGAATCAGGAGCAGATTTAGAAATTTTTGCTTTCATTTCTAGTCCATGTTCTGTAACTTTTAAACCAGTCGCTCTGCCGATTGGTTTGTTATAGTCATGATTGAAAAGAATAATAGGATTCTTTTCGAAATTACTTAAACCACCTTTTGCCCATGCTTCAGGGACAATTGAATCTCCAGCACGATCAAAGTCTTTAGTACTTGCCATACCTGTGATGCTAACACTTCCGTCATCATCTTCAAAGGCTTTGAATGTTGAAGTAAGATTGAAAATTTTATTCATCTTTTGGTTCCTTTTTCTCTGCAGGCGCTTTTGCAGCGACAGCAGGCTTGGGCTTAGCTTTTGGTTCAGGTGTGGGTTTGGGAGGGGGTGGAGGCTTCATAGCCTCTTGTATTTCTAACCAAAGTGTTGGAAAAGTACCTTCCAAAGTTGTAGTCAATCTTGACCAACTACCAAAATGATTTAAAGCCATTCCAGATCCAATTGGTACTTCATTTGCATACTCATCATACTCATGCTTGGAAAGGACTTTTCCTTTCTCCAACATAAACATACCAACTGCTTCGAGTATTTTGTTTCTAACTCTTAATCTAGCCATCGTCTTCTCCTTCTTCTACAGGCCGACCACCCTCATCTGCATTTGCTGCTGATCCTGCTATATTTGCTGGCACTCTTAAATCGTCGTAGCCATCTACAGGATCAAAACTCAGAGCATCTCTTGCTTCGTTGGGTGAAATAATTCCTGTATTCACCAAGGCTGAGTAGTACTGAGACTGGTCTCTTAATTCTGGTTGTAGAGCAGGAATATCTGTAATATCCTCTTTTAACCTGAATCCAAAGTATCTTTCCATTGCAAAATTCATTTTACGAATAATTGGAAGTATGGTTTCAAGGTAATACATACGCATATTAGGTCTTAAGTTTGCGTTATTACCAGAATCTAACATTATAGGTGGAATACCAAGAGCTTTCAAAATAATTTTTTCATTTTCTGCGATTGCTGCTTGGAAATCCAACTCTTTAAAGTTTACGTTTGATACAGAATCAATTTCTATACCACCATCTAAGATTAAAGGTCTGCGACCTCCTGCATCAGGTCTGTACCGTGCAGTCCAAGATTGAATCATTCTTTCTTTAATTTTTTCTGATAGAGTATTCGGTGACTTGAGTACTAAACCTGGAACAGCTCCGTTCTTAAAGAAGTTATCTTGGAAATCTCTCATATTTCTCATTAGTACCATTGTACGAAGTGCTGGCTTTAACCGAGAAACACCTCTGTAAATAGAGTAAAATGAGTTATCTTTTATATGAATAATTTCACTTGGCTTATAATTAATCTGCTCATTAAATGTAAATTTTTCAATATAAGTAGTATCACTTGCATGTATTGTCATCTTATTTGCAGGCAAATGATAAAGATGTACTCCATCAAAATAAACAAAAATATTGCCATCAAGTAAGTAGTCGGTAATTAAGTTACGACGAAAGGTACTAATGTCTTGATAAGGGTTCGGCTCTTTATTTAGTAATAAGTCTACGCGTGAACGCTTAATACCTTTTACAACACTCAGTAATCCCGAAATTTGCCCACCAACTAATACTGGTATTTCAGAAGCATCGTCAACGATCATATTTACGCCACGATTAACAACTTCTAAATCTTCATACGCTCTTTCGTAATTTACTACTTTTTCACGAGACGGCTCTGTTTTATGATCGTAGTATGGCTGAGCAGGATTTAATTTTTCCTCAGTCTCAACCTTTCTTCCTATCAATCTGTCATACCATGCCATGTTTGTCTCTTTGAATCTCTACCCAGCGCATTTGTTTCTTTGCTGTCACTAGGGCTGGATTTCTGCCGTATAGTCTATGCAGTTCCAAATGATGTTTATGGCAAAGTGTCACTGTGTGTTCGTACAGCTCCGCCCATTTATCTTCTATAAACTCATCTCGCCAGATAATTATATATTCATCCGTATAATGCTCGGGGCGCTCTTTTGTCTTTTTCTTTAACCATTCTTGCAGTAATGGAGCTAAAGAATAAAAGTGATGAAAATCTAATTGATTCTCTGATCCACAAATTTCACACTCTGTGCCTTTTTTGTACTTTGATTTCGCGCGATCCCTTATATATTTTACTGGATCTCTTTTGAGCTTTTTCATTTTGAATTATAGCCTTTGTAGGATAAATTGTCAAATACTATTTTTTACAGGTATCTTTAAAACCCACTGTTAGTAGTTTCAAATGAATACAATGCATATCTTAAAGCATCGGCCATGTGGGATGCTCTATTATGTTTTGGCTTTTCTTTGGCCAAATTAGGGTTTGGATCCCATTGGTATTGATCTAAACAAGACAGAACTTCAGAGCATCTTTGATCGACTAGTAATTTATCATTGTCTACTACTCCTGCTACATGACCTATGCCATCAAGTATTGACTTCTTTGCATTGATAGTAGATATATCATAATTTTGAGCAAAATCAAATCTTGTTTGTTGTGCCGCAGAATCTATATAAATGTAGTCAATGTCCCATTTAGTAATCATTTTTTGTATTGCTTCTGCATGTTGCTCTGTAGTTTTTTCTGCATCTAAATACTCATCGAGTATATAATATTTTTCTTCGTCCCAATCATATGCAATTACACAAAAAGCAGTTGGGTCACGATAGCCAACATCCAGCCCAGCAAAAACATCCATAGACTTAGTTTCAAGAGATTCGTTGTTGACGATGCACTCTTCATGATTAAAGTTCCAAATTTGTCCTTCATAAGTATTGAAGTCAGCTTCATATTCTTGACGAAACTCTGCGTCGGACATAGATTTTTTAGCTTCCGATATATCCAGTTCAGACATACGCGGATTATCTTTGTAAGTAGCTCGTATCGAACACCATTCTGCAAACTCATCATTAAATCCTCTATCGAAAAATTCCGCAAACCAGTTGTTCCTGCCTCGGGGAGTAGAGATAAAAATAGCTTTTGAGTTATCTTTATCTAGAGTAGGTCGAAGTGCGACATTAAACGCATCGCGTCCGTCTGCCAACGCCGCCTCGTCAAATATAATTAAATCGTAACTTCTACCTACACAAGAATCAACTTGGTTTACAGAACCCATTCGAACCGTTGAGCCATTGCTCAGTTCTATAACTTTATCTTTTGCGTTATCTTTTACTACTTCTAAATCAAAATGTTTAATCAAACTTCTTTGTAAATCAAAAGAAATCTGAGACAGCGCGTAATTTGGAGACATGATTAGAATGTTTGAATTGGGAACTAGTGATACTAATTGCCCAATAATATTTGCGATATATGTTTTGCCTTGTCTACGAGATACTGCTGCACAAACAAAACGATATTTTGGATTGTTGATCGCATTTATAATAGCTACCTGAGAAGGTAGAGGGGTGACACCTAGCAGCTCTAAATAAGGAGCTACGGCTAATTTTAGAAAGCGTGTCTCAGATTGTAAATCTAGTATGTCTTCGGAAACAATATCCGCTCGACTTATTTGTACTCCCATGACTTAGTCCTGTTTGTGACTTGCTCCAAAATAAAAACTAATTACCGCACTTACCATACCTCCTAGATACCCTAATACGAGGTTGATAACGGCTTCACTGTTTGCATCGGGAGGCTGTACAGTTACTAAAAATACGTACCCTGCAAACATACTTACTGAACCTAATGCAATTGCTCTTGCGGTCCAGTCTTTACTATTTCTTTTTCTTGCGTCTTGAATATCTGCTGTTTCTAAAGCAAATAAATCAACATCCAATTCTTTCATGCGAGCTTCAAAGTCAAGCTCTGCTTTTTTAATTTCTGTTAGCTGTTCAGGAGTTGCTTGTGCCATAGCACGCTCAATACTCTGAGCGTCAGGTTTACACCCCAGTACTTGTGCAATAGCTGTAGCTGCTGTGCCTGCTAAGGGACCTCCTAAGGCTGTTGCTAATGTAGGCGCTAACCCTCCTACGAGTCCTTTAATTTTGTCGAAATTCATGTATTTTTGCCAAAAGTAGCTTAAATGCTACATCTTGAGGAAGGTAAAACCAGTAGTGCTTTTTATGTCCTAGTTTTTCCATTTCCTCCGAACTAACAAACTTTTTAGTCCAGTTGTCCGCCCACATATCTCCAAAACGAAGAACAGCGTGCCCTCCTCCATTTTTTGTAATAACTCTACGTATTTGAGCTTTACCAGTAATTAAGTACATCCAAAACTTTAGCATTGATTTACCACTAATTAAATAAAGTAGTGTAAGTGCGTAGTCTTCGCAGTCTCCTACATAGGGATGCTTTTTCATAATCTTCCAGTGCTCTTTTGAAGCGTACTGGTCAATATCATACTTATAAGCCCAGGTTGAGTTCAGCTCTTGTAATTCCCGGTCAAACATTACCATTTTACCTTATTAGCCCAATAAGCTGCGCTCATTTTGCCCTTTGCAATATTCTTACGATGACGTGCTTTAAAAGATGCTCTCTT